TGCTCGTGAGATGGTCAACATGCTTGTCGAGACCCCCGCAGAATTGTTGGGGTTGTCAATGTCCCCCAAACGATTCATGAAGCGAGTAAAGGAGTGTCTTGTGAAAAAAGGAAAAACAAAACAACAAGTTGAGAGGGCTCACAGAGAACTTCTAACTACTTTTCAAACAGCATGGGCCTGAAATTTCCAAAAGGAACGGAACCCATCAAAGGATTTGGTGGGTTTTATCGAATAGATCGAAACGGGGTTGTTTGGTCTTGCCGAAAACGAATTGGGATCGGCAAGACTGGAGGCAAGGGTTCATGGAAAACACTTTCTGGGACCATTGGCATAGGAGGCTATCCGATGGTCACACTGACTAAAAAATTGAAATGCTACAGACCACACCATGTCCATCGTCTCGTCCTAGAAACTTTTGTTGGGCCACGTCCTAACGGAATGGAGTGTCGTCATTTGGATTCAAATCCTCGAAATTGTTCTTTGAACAATCTGGAATGGAACACCAAGCTAGTGAATCAACAAGATAGACACGCGAATCGAAGTGATAATCGCGGAGAGCGTTGTGGGTTGGCAAAATTGAATTGGAAAGAAGTTAGAAAGATTAGGAAGTTGTATGCAACAGGGAAATATTGGTTGCAGACGCTTGCAGATCGATACGGCGTGTCTGAGTCATCCATTTCCAGCGTAGTTCTTCAGAAGACGTGGAAAGAAAAATGGGATTGTTCAACGAATTAAAGATAATAAGGACGGAGACACCGAGTGAACTGATTGGAATTCCGTTGTCTCCGAAACGATTCATGAAAAAAGTGAAAGAATATCTCGTGCGGCAGGGACGGAAGCCCTCGCAGGTGGAGCGGGCACACGAAGAACTTCGTGTTCGTTTTCAGGAAGCTTGGGCTTAATAAAAATAGAAACAATTATGGAGTCCACTGATGCTCACTATGGCGTAGGCTGTTGCTCTGGTGGAAACGCCAGTTCCGGCGAATCTGCGAACCCGCGAGCTAGAGAGAACGAAGCGTCCAAAGTTTCGTCGTGGACTTCCATTCGTAATATATGAACTGTCGTTACTGCAATAAGCTAATCCCTGAAGGATGCGAGGTCGCCACCTACGCCTACTGGGACACACGCCCTGTCGAAACACGTCAGAAGTTCTGGTGCCATCCCGAATGCAAGGACGTTGGCATAAAGCAGGAAGCGTTCGACTGCCAGCAGATAGACGCGGATTGTAATGACTGTGGTCATTTCAAACGTGGCGAAGTCGAGAAACGTTGGCTGTCCTGCATGGCGGACGGAAAGCCATCAGTGCGACTCGTGAACATGGGATTCATTCATGGTCATTGTCTGAAATTTGACCGGGCTACGATTGCCCAGCCGAACAAGTGGACCGGGATGGAGTGCTTTGAGCATCGTAGGACTGTTGTTAGAACTTTGAATTGATTAAATGAAAAAACTCTGCATCCCAACATCCACTCTGGATCAACACATGGTGGTCCTGGGTAAAACAGGAGCTGGTAAATCTTCTGCGTTGCGGCACATCGTGGAGCACTTGCTTCGACAAAAGAAACGGGTCTGCATCATCGATCCCAAGGGGGATTGGTGGGGATTGAAATCTTCTGCCGATGGAAAGAGTGCTGGCTTCCCCGTGATTGCATTCGGTGATTTCAAAGAGACTCGGGCGAGTGATGTGCCAATCAATCAACAGAGTGGGAAGCATGTAGCAGAGTTGATCACGACTGGAAACCGTCCGTGCATCATCGGATTTCGGGGATGGATGACGGCACATATGGTAAGATTCTGGATCGATTTTGCTTCGGGTGTGTTCAACACGAATGTAGGCGAACTCTATTTGGTGATCGACGAATGTCACAACTTCGCTCCGAAAGGACAGGTGAAGGGTCAGGAGGGGGACATGGCAAAGTGTTTGCACTGGTCCAATCGATTGATGGCGGAAGGACGTGGACTCGGGATTGTGTGTCTGATTGCATCTCAACGACCGCAGAAGGTCCACAACGACACGTTGACGAGTTGCGAGACGTTGGTAGCAATGCGGGTAATCCACGCAGCAGATCGAGGTGCGGTGGAAGATTGGATTGAGGGTTGTGGAGATCCCGCACAAGGAAAAGTAGTTCTAAATTCATTGGCAGGGATGGCACGGGGGGAAGCTTTTGTGTGGTCCCCTGAAGCGGGCTTCGGTCCTGAACGTGTGAGGTTTCCAATGTTCACCACGTTCGATTCCTTTGCTCCTCCACAGTTGCAGAAGAAGGTGAGCACTGCTGGATGGGCTGATGTGGACCTGGATGCAGTGAAGGAAAAGCTCGCTCAAGTCATCGAGGAATCGAAAGCGAACGACCCTTCTGAACTTCGTCGTGAGATCGCCAAACTGAAACAGGAGTTGGCGAAGAAACCGAAGGTGGATACTGCCAAACCGGAGATCAAAGAAGTCCCAGTCCTGACTGATCAGGAACGATCCAGACTTACCAAACTCATTGAATCATTGAGCAAGCACTACATAAAATTGGACAATCTTCTTCAAGCCACAAACGCTCTTAAGCCAGAAGTTGATTTCATCAAGTCGAAACTGAACACACCTGCTGTAGCAATCACTAAATTTGTTCAGAAATTTTCACATAAACCCGTTCGAGTGGCAGATCCGGAATATGTCACACACAAACCCACACACCAAACCCCCATCGAACACAATGGAGAAGTCAAACTGACGAAGTGTGCTCGGGTGCTGCTCGCTACCCTGGTTCAACACGGCCCATCCACCAAACGCAAATTGTCGCTGGCTTCCACCTATTCGATCAAGAGCAGTGGATTTGCCAACGCTCTTTCAGAATTGCGTGGTGTCGGAGCCATCGAAGGAAAGGATGTATTGAAAGCGACGGAAGACGGAATCGCCATGATCGGAGAAGTGGACCCGTTGCCAACAGGGGGAGCACTGCGTGGTAAATGGATTCACCAACTTGGGAAGTGTCCTTCAAAGCTCTTGGAGATGCTGATAGAATTTTATCCAAATTTTACTTCACGGGATGAACTGGCTGCTCAGTCGGGATACTCCGAGACCAGTAGTGGGTTTGTGAATAGTTTAAGTGAACTGCGTGGATTGGAACTCATTGAGGACGGTCCTGACAAATCAATCAAAGCTGCTGATGAGTTGTTTGCCAATGACTGATCTAAAACCATTTCAGTTGGAGGACGTGAAGCAAATCTACCATTTCAGTGGACGTGCTTTGGTTGCAAACGACATGGGCACAGGAAAGACCATCGAAGCCCTCTATTGGCTAAAGAAAATACCCAAACTCCGTCCAGCTATCATCATCGTTCCATGCTCTATGAAATGGACTTGGCAGGCCGAAGCCCACCTTCATTTCGGAATGCACACCGAGGTAATCGACGGGCACTTAAAAGGTCATCGAACACTTCCAACTGGGGATATTCTCATCCTCAATTACGATCTCTTGAAGTCGTGGTTGTCGGCTTTGGTCAAAACCAAACCGCAAGTCATAATCTTGGACGAAATTCATTTTTGCAAAAACCCCAAAGCAATTAGAACAAAAGCAGTTTTGACACTCACAAGACAGTCCTCGGTAAGATCAGTTGTCGGACTGAGCGGAACTCCGATGACAAATCGTCCAATTGAGTTGTGGCCAGTTCTGCAAGCCATACGTCCTGATCTCTTCCCCAGCTTTACCAAATTCGCGTGGCGCTACTGCAAACCCAAATACACTCCATGGGGTTGGAGGTTCGATGGGTCAGCGAACGAGGGGAAACTCAATCGAATCCTCAAACGGGAGGTCATGATCAGGCGACTGAAGAAGGATGTCCTGCCTGAACTCCCTGACAAAGTTAGAAGACCTGTCTCCTTCAAACTCAGTTCCTACAAGGAATATGACGAAGCGGAAAAGGACTTTCTGAAATGGTTAAGTAAACTGAGTCCAGCCAAAGCCAAACGTGCCAAAAAGAGTCAGGCGTTGACCAAAGTAGGATACCTGCTGCGCCTGTGCGCCAAACTCAAACTGGAGTGGACCACGAGGTGGATCGAGGATTTCTTTGAAGCCAATCCAGATGAGAAACTGGTGGGACTTACTATGCACACGTTTGTCATCGACCATCTCAAAAACAAATTCGGTCATCAGTGCGTGGTCGTTGATGGTCGAGTCACGGGACGGAAACGAGCGGAGAGTGTGCGACTCTTCCAATCCAACAAACGGGTCCGTCTGTTCATTGGAAACTGGATTGCGGCCGGGATGGGTCTGAACCTCCAGTCAGCCAGTAATTTTGTGGCCCTGGATTATCCGTGGACACCGGGTCATCTGGTGCAGGGTGAAGATCGAATTCATCGAATCGGTCAGAAGAAAAACTGCTACATTCACTATCTGGCTGTGCTCCGCACCATCGAAGCAAAATTGATCAATATCCTGAAACAGAAGTCCAAAACTCTGGATGCCATTCTCGATGGTGGAAGATCACCAAATAATTTAGACATCTTTGATATTCTGTTGAGAGAAATGAGAAAAAGTGCATATGAATAAAACCCAAAAGAGATTTATTGATTTGGTGATACGAAAGTTTGAGAAAATGACAGAAGAACAGAGGGCTGAAATGTTCTTAGCAATCAATCGAACCTTCTGCCAATACTGCGGTCGGGAGCATCGCAAGAAACCCTACGAAAGATGCCAGTGTTGGAACGACGGTTAAAGGTTTTATGAAGAGAGATTCACTGTTGATTCAGGGTGTTCCTGAAAAGATTAAGAGAGACTTCAAGTCGGCCTGCGCCCGTCGAGGCACCACCATGAAGAAAGCCTTAATCCTTTTCATGAAACTGTTTCCCAAAAACGGATTTGCAAAACTGGGGGCATCGCGAGATAATAAGACGGTAAGTTAAGAAACAATCGGTTCCTCCTATGCGCCGAGGGAGCAGGTAATTGGTCTCCTGCTCCCTCAAACTTTTTCCTATGACAATTCAAGAGATACTCAGTGACCTTAAAGTCGAGTATGTCGAATCGGGACATAGACACACTCGAAGTGGATGGCTTCAGCTTCGAAAATGTCCGTTCTGCTCATCGGACAACTACCATCTTGGGTTCAACCTCCAGTCGAAATATTTCTTTTGTTGGCGTTGCCGATGGCATTCGGCACCAAAAGTGCTGCAAGCTCTTGGGATGCCCTCAGACAAGGCGAGGGCATCCGTCCATGGTCTTGACACCCTTGGGACGGAAAAACAGCGTCCCCGGGCAGCCAGGACGCAGGAACCACCCGAAATAGGAGTCCTCACCACGGCACATATTGCCTATTTGGAGAATCGGGGGCTGAATCATGAGGAAATCACTCAGGTATGGGGGGTCAAGGGGATTGGTTTGGCGTCGAGGTTGAAGTGGAGGATCTACATTCCGATCACCTACCGTGGACGGGTCGTAAGTTGGACCACTCGGGCGATTGGGGACCGGGTTCCACAGCGATACATTTCGGCTTCTGCGAGTGAGGAAGAGATCAACCACAAGGAACTGATTTACGGTGGGGACTACGTCACTCACTCGGTGGTGATCTGTGAAGGTCCTTTCGACGTTTGGAAGATAGGTCCGGGGGCCGGCGCAGTGTTTGGAACTGCATTCTCATCGGCTCAAGTTAGAAAGCTGGCACGGATACCGAGACGGTTTGTCTGCTTCGATTCCTCGAAAGAGGCGCAAGTGGATGCCAGAGAACTGGCCAATCAGTTATCGTGTTTCCCTGGAATCACCGAGAATCTATTAATCGATTCGAAAGACCCAGGGTGTGCATCTCCCAGGGAAATAAGGCTTATTCGCAAGGTTGCACGTCTCTGAAAAGATTTTGAAAATAGTTCTTGCACTGTTTGAATAGATTCAGTAAATTCATTTCGTTATGACAAGAAATCAAATAGTCAAAGTTGTTTGGCCGAACCACCAAGACTTGAACTTTGGTGAGATTCAGCAAGTCGCCCGCGAGACTCAAGAGGCGTTGTGCAACGCACTTCGAAAAGTCCGAGGTGAGAAGATTCGGAAGCTGGGTCAAAAGAAAAAGAGTCTTCGATGGTTTTGCGGTTTTTGTCTAAAGGCAAATCACGCATCGGCCAAAGAATGCCAACACTGCTGCCCAAACGGATAACAAAAAAGATAATACGTTATGAACCGATTCGGAGATTGGTTATGAAAGAAACAATTTGTTCCTGCCACAAGTGCGTTAAGATGTGTGAGGATCGTCCTTGTTGGCCCACGCCTGAGGAAGCCGATCAATTAATTGAAAACGGGTTTGCAGATAAATTGATGCTGGATTGGTGGAGTGCCTGTGGACCCGACGATGAAGACATTTTCCTGCTCGGGCCTGCCATTGTCGGACGTGAGGGCCAATATGCCCCCAGTTTTCCCTGGGGGCGTTGCAATCTCTTAACTGAAAATGGAATGTGCTCGCTCCACGATAAAGGACTAAAACCTTTGGAAGGTCGTTTGGCAAATTGCAAAACGGATCAGCCAAAACTGCACGGTTTTGTAGCCAGGAAGTGGGATTGTGAACTGGGACGTGCAGTAGTCGCCAGATGGAAAAACATGATGGGTTTGGAGGATTAATAAAGATAATAACATTATGAACCGATTCGGAAACTCAATGGAAAACCTCAGGTGCTCGGGTGCCAGTCCCGAACGAAACGACATTGCCGACTTCTACGAGGAGCGGGATCGCCAGGAATCCTTCAGGGCACGAGACGAAGCCAAGGCAGAACGTAATCGTGTTTGGAGTCTCATCCAAAACAAAGCACATCTGTATTCGACGGCTTACAGCCTCCAGACAGGTGAATATATTCAGATTCTCGGTGTCCGCACTGTGGGTGTGTTTGCCTGCCTGATGCGGGACGGGACGGAAAAGGACATTGGCTGCGAACTCCTTCACGACTACCGGGCATGAAACCCAAATCGTTCATGGATCAGATCGAAGAGTTAAACCCTCCTGAGAATCCTGCCAAGATGAGTGACAGTCGAGCCGAGGACTACGTGGCACAGTTCGGAGACAGTTCCTGGGAGTTGGATGCAGTGGCACCAGACCAGCTCGCAGAACTGGTCCGCAACGCAGTGTCAGAATTACGCGAAGATGTTTTGTGGGGGAGATCCGTTGATAAGGAGAACACTGGGAAAGAACGTCTTCAACGGATTGCGGATAACTGGGAGGACAACGATTGACCCCATTCCAACGCGAGGAACTGCTTCGGGCACGGATGATCATCGACCATCTATTGAACGAGCCCTTGCTTGAAGACCTTCCAGGAGCATTTCGTTTTGGTCAGCTCTGCCACGACACTGGATACACAACCAACGAAATCCGATCCCGGAGCCGGCCCAGGGTACTGGTCGAAGCCAGAATTAAAATTATTAAGACAATGTCGGCCGAGTGATTCTCCATTCGGAAACTGTGCCGGCTGATGAATCGATCTGTTTGGGGAATCAAACACTTGTTGAGAAAATAAACTTGTGTTGGGCGGGGATGGAAAGCAATGTGTCCGTCGTTCAGACTAT